CAGACCGTAGGAATGTACCTCCGCTTGCTGAAGGATATTCCCGTAGCGGAATTGCAAGTGGTGGTAGACCAGGCAATAGCGGAAAGCGAGTTCCTTCCCACCATTGCACGCCTCCGGGAAATGCACCGCAAGCTGGGCAACGTGGGGCGCCTGACCTGGGCCGACGCATGGGAAGCGGTACAGAAGGAGATCCGCCGCATCGGTGTGTATCAGGCGCCCAAGTTCAATGACCCCATTACGGTGCGGGTTGTCGCCACAATGGGCTGGCGGAACCTTTGCGTATCTGAGCAGCCCGACACTATCCGGGCGCAGTTCCGCCAGATGTATGAAGCCTTCGCCAACCGGGAGGAAGGGCTAGAGAAACTTCTGCCCCAGTCCCGGGCACTGGCAGAGAAGAAGGGCGGGCTGCTACCCCTGCGGGATCTGCTAGAGGTGAAGCGGTGAGCAAGCCTAGATTACTTGACCTGTTCTGTTGTGCCGGCGGCGCCGGGATGGGCTACCACCGTGCAGGCTTTGAGGTTGTCGGTGTGGACATCAAGCCGCAGCCCCGATATCCGTTCGAGTTTCACCAGGGGGATGCGCTTGAGTACGTAGCAGCATATGGGCATGAGTTCGACGCTATCCACGCCAGCCCGCCGTGTCAGCGGTACACAGTAGCACAGAACGCAGCGAAAAACGCAGACGCACATCCCGATCTTGTGCCTACTGTGCGTGAACTACTGATAGCAAGTGGCAAACCATACACGATTGAAAACGTAGTGGGCGCGCCATTGATTGAGCCGTTCATGCTTTGCGGGCTGTCTTTTGGTCTAGGTGTGCGGAGACACCGGCTGTTCGAATCTAACCTGTTCATAATGACCCATCCGTGCCAGTGTCAAAACGCTGACTATTACGTGATTTTTGGGCATGAGGTAAGAAATCGGCGGCATGGTCAAGCATCTGGCCGGAAGAACAAGATAGCCGAAGGGCGCAAGGCAATGGGTATTGACTGGATGACCAGAGGTGAATTAAGCGAAGCCATCCCCCCGGCCTACACGGAGTACATAGGGGAATACCTTATGGCAGCAGTACGGGAGAGGGTCTAGCCATGTACACACAGACATACTCCCCCACCAATCGCAAGTCATACGCTGGCCAGCAGTTACAGCGCCGGGTAGAGAACCGTTACCAGGAGAAAGACATAGACGACGCAGCGGCGCCAGGCTGGGCCCGTGGTTGCGACAAGTGCAAGTTTGGTCTAATCAACCCACCAGACCCCAGCCACATTCCAGCCCCGTGGTATGCAGCCCGCATAGCGCAAGCCAAGGTTGGCCGGTTGCAGTTCTGCGAATGCGATGCTGGCCAAGGGTACCGCCACTATCTTCTGCGGAAGTACCAGGATATCAAATCCGGCCGGGACAAGTTCCCAAACTGGGAAGATGTAGAGATTGCGGCAGCTACGCCGACAGTGAACGGGGGGGCATGATGGAGGGCATCCTGGCCATCCTGCTGGTACTGTGCTGCGTGCTGGGCTCCGCTGTGATCTGCCTAGCCATCGTGCACCACGCCAGCAAGGACAACAGCCGGGCCGCACAGCGCCGCCACGAAGCGGAGTATGCGCCCGTGCGGGACGTGTATGTAGTGCTGCAGACCACGAATCATTACACCACGCACCAGGATAATCGACAGGTACACATCTATGGCGAACAACAGCCAACGCTTGGCACTGGAAGCGCTCATATCGAACAGGGATACACCCGGCCAGCTCTACCACGACAACGGAAGGCACGCTGTCTACCTGGCTAAAGAGGCGGGCGTAAAGGTGGGGGTGGTGCATTGCGACCTGACCACGCTCGAGACAACAAGGTACACGGTAACACCAGAGGGAAAGCGAGAGTATGGGACTGCCACAAAGGATTAACCTAAGAGTGATGGATCGCAAGTGGCTCAACGACATGGCCACCGCGCACCATTACATGCACCGTGGGGTACACCAGCGTGCGTGTCCGTTCGGCTGGGCCATTGAATTTGATGGCGAGTTGTACCACCAGGATGGCAGACCGAACGGATTCATCATCTTTGCCAGCATCCACTATACCAAGTTGCGGGGCGAGTTTGGCTATGAGGGATTGCCAACCAAGTGGCAAGTCTTGTCCCTGTCCCGGTTGTGGCTGCATGACGACCTGCCGCACAACAGCGAGACAACCGTCATTGCCAAGGCCATGAAACAGGTGCAGCGCCGTTGGCTAGAGGTACACCCTCCGGTGATGTGGGATCAGCCATACCAGATACGGAAGATTATTTCCTACTCTGATACTCGCTACCACCAAGGGACCATCTACAAAGCCGCCAACTTCCGCCAGGTGGGAAGGACCGTCAGCCAGAAGCGACACACGAACACCAGGGGAGAAGGTATGGGGGATGCTGAGTTGATTTGTTTCGCCTACGATTTGCCGGAACCTCGCCGGTCTGACGGATTGCAACAGTTGGGATTCCTAGGAGACTGAACACATGGACGTTTTGGAGAGAGTAGGTAGCAGCCGGTTAATGCTAGAAGGGAAGTTCCCGTACCCCAGCGCCGTGGACTGTATGCGCTACGCCATCCAGGAACTGGCAGAGTACGACGACGCACGCATGAGAGAGGACCAGCCGGACCACAAGCGCAACAACGAGCGCCAGGCAGACCCACGCAAGGAACTGGGACAGGCAGGGTACATGATTATCAGCGCCATACTCAAGGTCGAGGGCTGCCGGGCAGATTTTGAATCGGAGTACAAAGACAAGGCTTGCCTATATGGCGCTGTAGTGCGTGAACTCGGTGACGCTATCAGCGAGGGAACAATCACCCGCATCTACTTAACCACTAACCTTGACTGGGCCTTGGCCTACTGGAAAGAACTGGCCACGCTGCACGGCTGGGACGTTGACGACCTGATCGCCGAAACGTGCGAGGCGTTTGAAGCCAAGCACCTGGGGGTGCCATCCTAATGGCAGGCGCAACCAAGTGCTACAAGGTCACACCGGACCCCAAGACCAACATGCAGCGGGAACTAGTGGAACGCTCACCCAAGTACGCCAGCCCGCCAGCAGTAGCAGCGACGAAGTTCCTAGACGGGCAGACCGTCTATGTGGCGCCTACTCGGTGGATGGAGTTTACGGAAGAACTGGCCAAGCAACAACGCAAGGAGGTGCAAGCATGACCGAACCGCTGACCATTAACTGCGCCTGCGGTGATGACCGCTGCAAGATGACGCTGACTGTGCGCCCCCTCGGGGCCCATTTCAAGCTGATCATGACGCCGAGGGTGGACGACACCCGGAAGGAACCGGCCATCGAATGGGTTCATGCGGAGAGGCTGGCCAAACGGTTGGGCACGGTGAGCTGTGCAGAATTTGGCGTGTTCTTTGTCCGCCACTTTCCGAAGGAGGAACTGGACCTAGACATGCAAATCACGGAAGCGGACCGGCTGCAGCTGCTGAAGCTGGCAAGGGGGGAGGATGGGGCGGAAGCTAACCAAGAAGGGGAAGGTACACCAGCACAGCCTGAACACGCAGGATCATGACCGGCTGAACCTCACGCCCCAACAGCGGGCCATCTGGAAGTTCCAGAACGTTGTGGCGCTGCTATCGGCGGAAGGAGAGTATTACGACCTCCTTCCGCCAGCAGCACAGGATATTGTGACAGCCGCCAAGATTGTGGCCGCTAAACTCAAGTGAACAATGGGACGGTGGAAAGCTGATTGACTGACTGCCTGGTATCTGGATTGCCGTCTATGAACGAGTGTACAGAGGAACCCAGCGTCCACCGTCCCGTTAGTTAAAAGGAGAATCAGAATGGACCACAGAGAACTAATCGACAACTGGGCACGCATGGACGAGGCGCAGGGAATCGGGGGAATCTGCTGGAAGAATAGAAATGATCCTTGCCCTAAATGCAAAGCTAATGCAGTACGAACAAGTGCCGATCAAGCGACTGGTTTCACTGTTGACTATTGCCGAAAGTGTCACTGGTCCGTAGCGTATCTGATTGCGTTAGCCTAGAGAGAAAGGAGAATCATGAAGCGAGTAATCTTTATCATCCTGCTGCTGCTGCTGGCCACGCTCACAGCGCACGCCAACGAACTCCCAGCACCGGAACCACCGCCCGGAACCGTGCCACCACTGGCACCGGGGGAATTGCCCGTGCTACACCTACCACCCCCAGCAGCATCCAGCCCATTCACGCCGCTGCTGTACCTCCCCACGGTCAGCACGTAACCGCTAGACAACCTCACGCCAGGCAATAGCCCACAGTACGTAACTGTGGGCTATTTTATTTCCATGTATCTTTACTGTGAGTTATTTCCTCTGATATAATGGACGTGCCAGCCAGCCGCCGACGTGTGTCTTTGCGCTACCCGTGGCTGGAAGTTAACTATGGGCGAACAATCGAACCCATACGATGTACTTGAGGCAACCAAAGACGTGGTGAGGGATCTTAACCGTGCGTTATATGGCGACCCCCAATCACGCACCCCCGGGTTATTCGATAAGGTTGACACGCTGATAGACAAGATGGACCAGTTTTCTAGTGAACTGGAACGCTTGAAACGTCGGCACCCCAACATCACGAACTGGGTACTGGGCTATGTGACCCACTACGCCAGCATCATCTTCGCAATTGTCGCAATTCTAAATTCAGTACCCGGTATCTCCGTTGGTTCCATAACCTCGGAGGTTTCGGCTGCGTTGGCCGTGGTCCTCGGGCTGCTGGCCTTGGTGTTCTTACTCGTCGGCTATGGCTGGATTGGAGGGGAGTAGTGAAGGAATACATCACGGGCGCATGGAATGGCCTGTCACAGAGAGGAAGAACAATCGTTCTGGTTACGCTGATTGCAGCGGTCGGGATCGTGGTTGTGCTGACGATGGCTTGGAAGTACGACTGGACGCCTATCGTCAACGTGTTCGCTGCACTGGGTGGGTAGATGACCGCACCGGCTATTGTCGGCACTACATACACCGAAGCAGGGAATGGCTCCAACAGTACGACGCTGACGATCAACGTCCCCACCAACACGGATGGGGATCTGCTTGTCGTTGTGTACGTCACGGATGGCGACAGCTCTACTGCATCCATATCCGGCAGCGGCTGGACCACGCTAGAGGGACCGCAAGATATTCCCTCTAGCCTGGGTGCCACGTCGGGCACGTTCTATGTCTGGTACAAAACAGCCAGCAGCGATAGCGGCAGTTGGACAATCACGCAGACGGTATCAGAGCGTGCGCTGGCGGTTGCCTTTGCCGTGTCGGGGCACAACGGGATAGACGTTGAGAACACCTATCTATCTGGCAGCGACACCAGCGCAGAGAGCAACAACCTCACCACATCGGTCAACGACTGTCTACGCATCTCCATCGTGGGCAGCGTAGGTGTCAAGACCGTTACCACCCTCACCGGCCATACGCTGCTGGTCACACAGACCTATACCAGTGCCGGAACAATCAGCGTCCAGTACAAGACCGTCACCACGGCCGGCGCCGACACCGGGCAAACGGCCACGGTCGGCAGCAGCTACTGGTGCACCTATGCCTTCGCCATCAAGCCCGCCAGCGGTACAGCCTACAATCAATCGGCATCTGGCAGCGTTACCCCCACGGGTGCACTAATCCGTCAGACGGGCAAGAAAGTAGCCGGGGGTGTTACACCTACAGGTGCCATTGTCCGCAGCACCACAAAGAAGCCTGCGGGCACGTTGCCCCCTTCAGGCGCACTGGTTAAGCAGACGGCAAAGAAGGTAGCAGGCAGTCTTACCCCAGCCGGTGCGCTGATTGCCGCTAAGACCATGTACCGTTCCGTCGCCGGAAGCCTGACCCCAGTCGGCGCCATCGTCAAGCAGACCACGAAGAAGGTAGCAGGCGCCATCACGCCCATAGGCGCCGCCATCAAGCTGACCGCCAAAGCCCTCGCCGGGAGTATCACCCCCACAGGTGCGCTCACTAAGCAACAGATACATTTGTACCTGCAAAGTGTAGCGGGGAGCCTCACACCCACAGGCGCATTGACCAAGCGCACGAACAAGACTATGGCGGGCGTGCTCGGATTGTCGGGCAGTATCGCCAAGACCATTGGTAAGCGACTGGCCGGCGTGTTGGGCCTGGCCGGTGCGCTGGTGCGGCAGGTGTTCGACTTCGACCAGGCCGACGTGACGCTAACAGATGCTGCTGTAACGGTCTGCACGCTGGTCGATGCAGCGGTGACGGTCCTCACGATGGCCGACACAGACGTAACCATATTCGCCACCTTTGCCGACGCAGCGGTAACGGCCCTCACGATGGCCGACAGTGCAGTAACAACCTTAACCATATCGGATGCAACCACATGAGTAAGAACGTGTACGACGTAGGGGATCTAGTGAGGTGTACGGCCACGTTCGCCACCAATGGTACGAATGTGGACCCGTCCGCCGTGACATTCAAGAAGAAAACACCCAGCGGGACCACCACCACCTATGTCTATGGCACTGACGCAGAGCTGGTCAAGTCATCCACAGGTATCTATTACGTGGACGTGTCAGCGACGGAGGCGGGGGACTGGTCCTACCGTTTTGCCGCTACGGGCACAGGTCAATCTGCTGAGGAACACCAGTTCAGGGTACAGCCAAGTTTGTTCTAGGGGGAATCATGTTAGGGGAAATGGGTTTTAGTGGGGGAGTTACGGTCAAGCACATCAAGGGGGAGAAGGCCCCATTGTCTTGGCGCCTGCGCAACACGCTGCGCTGGGGATTTATTCACGGCTGGCTGGGCTACCAGGCCGGGCATCTTTACACCCGGCTGTTTGGTGCGCCCGTCATGCTGGGCAAGCTGTCCGCCGTGCTTATTCGGGCAGATGGCAGCACCGTCAATTATGGCGTGCTGGGCTACCGGGTTGTGACCACGGCATTCGTCAACTTCATGGTGGATATGTTGCAGGTAGACACCACCGAAGTGGGCGACTTCAAGTATCACGACAGTGGCGTAGGCACGACAGCGGAAAACGCTGCTGACACCGCAATGGAAACGACGGACGGGGAATCCCGGGCCACGGGCACGCAGACGGAAGGCGCATCGGCCAACATCTATAAGAGCGTCGGCACCATCACCTACACGACAACGAAGGCCATCACCGAACACGGTTTGTTCTCGTCGGCCAGCAGCACCACCTTGATGGACCGTACCAAGTTCACCGCGGTTAATGTGGTAAATACGGATTCGATACAGTTTTCGTACGAGTTGACTTTGACCAGCGGTTCTTAAGTGCACTAGACGCCGCATGTGTACGGGCCGACGTTGATAGCCGGTCCTTGGGTAGTGCTCGAAAGGGACAAATGGAATACACAGTCAAGCGGACTGACGATAGCGTGCTGACCATTCAGCACGCTATTCGTGCAGGCTGGCAGCACACGGATCTGCTGTTGGCCGACGTGCATTTCGATTCCCCCTACTGTAACCGGAAACTACTCAAGCGCTTACTGGACGAGGCGAAGGCCCAAGACAGCGGCATCTTCATTTGTGGGGACTGGGCCGACATTATGCAGGGCCGTGATGACCGCAGGAGCGACAAGGGAGAGCTTCGCAAGGAGTATAAGGTAGGTCATTACCTCGATGCGATTGTAGACGATTCTGTAGCCTTCCTGGAGCCATACCGCGACAACATCCTGGCCATCGGGGACGGGAACCACGAAACTTCTATCCTCCGCCACCACGAAACAAACATCCTGGGCCGGGTGTGCCATGCGCTGAATGTTCCCTATATGGGATACGCCGGATTCCTCAAATATATGTTCGCCTATGACAACAACGGGAAGAAGTCGGGCTATTCCAGCATCCCGCTATGGTTTCACCACGGCGCCGGGGGTGGGGGCGAGGTAACGAAAGGCGCAGCCCGGGCCCAACGAGAGATGGGACCAGTACCCGACGCCAGGATCTACATCGGCGGGCACATACACAGGTCATGGCGCATAGATGATAGGCGCCTGAAGCTCACGCAGGCGGGCAAGGTGCGCACAGAACGCACGCTACACCTCTGCATACCCACGCTCAAAGACGAGTTCAATCTGTTTGGTGGGTATCACGTCGAGAAAGGACGCTGGCCCCGGGTGATTGGTGGGTACTGGTTGAAGTTCTGGTGGTCGGCGGATAGCGATACGAATGTGGAATTTGACGCACACCTTGCCATATGAAGAACTGCAAGCGGCAGCGCAAACCAAAGCTGCCTACATTTCACTGGGTACGCACGCCCGAAGATGGATTCTTTGCCGTGCTGATTGCTGTAATCGAACTGGCCCGACGTGACGCCAAGTTGAACCCGGGCAAGTACAAAGACCCGGAAGCGGTTACAGAGGCGCAGGATGCACTGGACACGGCGGAATGGTTTCTAGGTCATCTGGAATACCAGCGGAGATTTTAGCGTAGCCCTATCCCGGCAATGGCGTATTGAAAGACCTGGGGGCGTTTGGTGTACAAATCTTGCTCCCACAAATATAGTACCTTGTCGATACGGATACCGTTGACCACCTGTCCGATCATACGTAGGGCGTCTACTGCATCAGATTGCGCTTTCTCGTTCGTCTTGCCGTGCCAGTATTCACCTTGAACGTTCCACGCCATCCCGGTGCCGGCGCCTGTCTCTACTACGAAGTCAGGTAGGATACCACCGGCTGTAGCACGTCCGCCATATAGTTCCGCCTGAAAGACAAACCTGTAACCGCTGCGCTGCAACCAGTCGTAGGTCACAAGCTCGGGGACTGTGCCGCTGCTCACCCCACCATACTGCGCCTGTAACGCCCGTATCCTTTTGGCCAGTGCAGCATCCCCTAACCTGCGGGTTAGCTCAGTCAGCGCCGTATCAACATCTTCGCCGTCGTTGGGAGCAACAAAAGGGAGGAAGATTTCTAGCTTCTTCCCCCTGCTGTACTTCTTGAATTTATTACTAAAGCCCTTGCCCTTCTTGAACGTCGCCACTAACTCACTTGTTCAATGTTGAATACGTAGATCCATTGTATATCCGGTGCCTCGTTGCCTACCTGCCATTCATACCGGGCCACCTGGCGGGAGGCTGCTGTTACCTTGACGTAGTAGCTTGTCCCGTCTATGTCAACATACTGCAATGGCGCCGTGTCGTTCTTCAGCGAATCCAGATGCGTCAACATTTCCGCTGCGGTGTACGGGTTGATACTGCCATCGGGAAACTGCTGGTTATCATGCACGGCGAGGGGCAGCACCCAGCGCCAGCGGTCGGCTACGTTGGTTGAGAACTTGACCGACAGACCACGTACCACAGGCGGGCCACCGTCTACCGTATTGTAGTTTGTGATGCGTAGCGCCAGCCGAAAACTTCTGCCACCAGGCCGGGCCGCTGCGGGAAACTGGATAGAGTAGACCCCAGTAGTGGTCAGGGTGCCAAGGTACTGCCAGCCCATCTCCCCATCGTGGTTTGCAACATAGTCCGCGTAGTTGTCGTCATCCTGCCAGTATACGTGTACGTTGCGGCCAGATTGTTCAGCGTCGATGTAGATGCGGTCGAAGTCTTTATCAAGCGTGTGATTGCTGCCATAGAAACGGTCGTACTCTACCCAGCCCTCACGCCCCCATAGCACGCTATCCATGTTACGGGCCGGGTTGTTGATGGATGCCGGGTAATCAGTCCGCATGAGGATGGCGCGGTCCATGCCCCAATACAAGTAGTCATTTTCCCGGTCAATCGCAATAGCTCCCCCCCCGATACCTTGGGGAGCCAGGGCAAGGCAATGCCACCCGTCCACATTATAGGACCACAGGCTAGAGTAGCCAGTCGCTGCGCTGGTTTCCACCACGGCCATAAGGAAATAGTTCGTCGCCTTGAGGTGGGTAACTGTACCTTGCAGATCGGCGGGAAGTTCTTCTTTTGCGTTAATGCCCACGTTCAACAAGGCGCCGCTTGTGTCGTAGCGCATGATGGTCCCGCCATACATGGGGATGTACAGTGCACCTTCCCATGCAATCATGTTCTTGCCGTTGTCGTCGTGTATCTCGGGCCAGGTGCAAATTTGCAGGATCTCGTCACCGGACACGGCCACAAACAAACCCTCTCGGGTAGTGAAATATAACTCACGTTCCAGCCCGGCCATCCCCGTGATGGCGTTACCAGTGGCGCCTAGAATGTCGGGAAGGTCCGTCCAGGTCACTTCATCGGCGGTGTAAGAGACAGTGGTCCCTGTGCTGCGCCAGAGAAAGCCGCTATGCAGACGGAGCATGTAAGCGTCCGCTGTAGAAGTAGTGGTTGCGAAAGTGGTTGAGTTGTATACCCTATAGCTGGTCCCTAGCGCAATGTACAGAAGATCGTCTACTTGCAGCACATCGTAGATAGTGCCGGCGCCGGTCATTGTTTCGTCAAGCAGCCCGGAATTGACCTCGTAGATCGTGTCATCAATCCACAGGAATACTTTCCCGTTGGACGTGACGTAGGAGCCCTTAATCTCGTTGGAGCCGGCGCCGTAGTAGGTCAGCAGGTAGTAGAACCCGGTGGTGCCATCACCTTCCAGTGCCCATGAGCTGCCCCCGTTGGTGGAGGAATAGCACTTCTCGCTGCCCGACATAACCACCGTGGGCATGTATGGGTAGATGCCGCTTCCCAGCGTAGTTGCGACATTTGATGATACCGTGATGTGGTAGCGGGTGTTGTAGACCACAGCCTGCGGGCTGGAAAATTCGCAGTAAACCCAGTGGGCATGTACTCGGGTTTGGTTGCTGGCTATGGTGGTCGTTTTCAGTACAGAATCCGGTGCCCCGCTGTTGTCGCTGCGTAGCTCTACCGTCATCTCTTTGAGGTAGGGGCAATGCACATAAATCCATACCCCATCTATGTTGGTGGTCAGCGTAGCGGTAAAGGATACGCTGTACTTCTTGGAACTCAGCAGAGAGAATTCGGTAGGTGTGGTTTCGTGCGTACCTGCCTGCGCTTGATTCTCGGTGGTCAGCGGGAATTCCCACCCCAACGCAGGCATGAGATAGCCCGGGTAGCGTGTCTCCGCCATAGAGAAAAGCGGGCCCGCTTCCGGTTCGCTGTTGCCTACGCCAGAATGCCAGTCCTGGATCGTCCAGTCGCTAAAGGTGTCCAGCTCGGCGTACTTGCCGCCCGTCGCAATGCGGGCCGTGAATGGGTTGGCGCTGCTGCACTGATAGCGCTCGATGTCGATCAGGGCATAGTCCCGTAACTCGGTGTCCGCCATTGCCCCCAGTTGAATGTGGCCGGTCATCAAATATTAATCCAGGCTGAAATGTCTACCTGCGTTTTGACTACCTTGGTATCGGACCAGTTGCGCCAGAATTCCTTGACCCGGCCCTCGTAGAAGCCAATCAGCTCCTGGTGCGTTTGTTTCTCTTTGCTGCTGGCATTCCCCAGGAACAATTCATGGAGGTGCACAATCGACTGGTTAATGAGTACCCGGTACAGTTCAGATTTGGGCATAGCTACACCGAAGTAAACGGAAGTAGCGCTATTGTGTACCGTCGCTTCAGTCCCGCCGCTAATGCCCCGCACTAGATTGGTTAGATTTGTGGTCCCGTTGAAGCCTGCGCCAGCGTACTGCATCCATTCGCTATCGATGCGGATGTAGCCCGAGGTACCGCAGTCCATGTTGTCATCTATGACTAGGTTCTCTGCCTCTGCTTCCAGCTGCGACACAAGCGTGCCGATGCTGGTCGGGAGGGGACCATTAGAACCCCACCAGATAATACGGCCTTCTGTGGAGTAGGGGGAAACGTTGAACTTCAGCACTCGGCCATTAGTGGCGTTGGGCTCGATGCGCCAGCCGGGTATGTCCTGCCATGTGTTGGTTGACAGGCGATACGCCGCTGAAAGCGAGTCGAACTGCGTCGGGCTTTTCATTTGCGGCTGGATTGAATTGCTGCGAATCCAGTCAGGCAAGGTGTATTCCAACGTGCCCGATACCCAGCCGCCTTCTATCTCGTAGATGTGCGGAACCTTTACCCGGTCCTGCCAGGAAAGCAGCGCATCATTGATGGCCCCGTAGCACTCCGCATCTGTCCAGCGGTCGCTATTATTGTCACGCACCCGGGCCCGTAGGTCCGCCAGGATTGTGTTCTGTGCCTTTAGAAATACTTCCACGCTTCCCCCATTCCAGCCAGCCGCTAAGTTGTGAAGATTGTCCTACCTATGGCCTCTCCTTTCGTGGTCAGCCCACCTTGATGGTGGTGTATTCCACTGTATAGTTGTGGCTGTTGGCGCCCGACAGGTTGACGACAAGCGCCGTAGCAGCAGGCATGATGACCGGGCATTCGTATCCCCGGCACCACATATCCCCCTGCGTGTGCAGCAGCGCCCGGCCTACCGTCGTACTGCCGTGTTTGACCAGAACGGTTGTGCTAGTAGAACTTTCGTTCTGGATGTGCAGGTAGAACAACACTAGAGCGTACCCAGCAGCGGGCGCCGCCACGATAGTGTTGTCACCGGAAGATGCCGCTGTACTAGCGGTGCGGGTGATGCTGGGCTGCCCCATGATCTCGCCGTAGAAGTCGCTCATGTATTCCCCCTAGACATAGGGGCGCCGAAGCGCCCCCATGTTTGAGACTGGGCTAGTTGTTCGTGGTGAACAGCTGGACCCAGTTTGTTCCGTCGTACACCAGGCCAAGCGTGTCGTACTGGCCCAGTGCGATGTTCCCGGAGAGCATTGTGATCCCCGTGTCGCTGATCGTGATTGCCTGGTTGACCACGTTCTCAAGAATGAGAATGTCGCCCGCCACTGACGTTACCGTAGCGATTCCCGACAAGCCGATAGCACCCGCTGCGCTGATAGGCTGGAAGGTTGCAACGTCGGTAATCACACTCCCAAAGGTCAGCGTCTGCGTAGCTCCCCTGGTAGCGCGAATCTTGCCGACAGTCGCCAGGTCGTTAACGGTCAGGTCATCCCCTACTGTCAGGTCGGTTTCAACCCGCGCCGTGTCCTGGATATTCACGTCATCCAAGACCAGAAGATCCTGCATGATGCGGACGCTGCTTTCAAAGTCGAAGTACCCACCGGACCCACTCTGCGCCGACACTCCCACCGCCAAGATTCCCACCAGCAGCAGGGCCACAAATACCGCAAGAAGTTTCTTCATGGTATCCCCCTACAGTAGATAGAAAATCTTGACGGTCAGGGCGCCCGCACTCACCAGACCCCAGTCAGATCCGCTGGTGATGGTAAGCACAGGTGTCTTTGCCGCTGTGTGAATTGCCGTACCGCTGACAGCGCCGCCATCGATAGCCGCCACGTCACCGAACACGTTGAGCGTGCTGGTCATGTAGCGGTCAGTGTCGGTGCCATCGCCTACGATCAGCGCCGCCGACGTGTCGCCTGCAAAGCCGGTCACGTTGACGATAACCGTCTTCAGCGCAAGCGCACCGATGGGGATTGTCCCGTCGAGCGTGAGCGTGCCGACAGCTGCGCCGCCATCCGTGAACTGCGAATAGGTGACACGCTGCACAATCGTGTGCAGCCCGCCCAACGCAGACCAGTCCGAATCATGGCCTGCGTTCTCGTTCTTGACGAAGTAACGGGGCTGCGAACCCGTGATACAGTAGATGCTGCCGCGAGGTGCCATAGCCCAAGGATAGGCGTCACCGTCTACAGCATTCGCACCGTACCACAAGGTAGGCGCCGGCCCGTTTACTCCGCTTTCCCAAAACCGTGGTTCTGGTTCAAGGTGCATGATGTTCCTCCTACAGCGAAGTGCTGGCGTTCTTGATGTAGCCGTGTGCAGTCTGCGACACCAAGACAAACCCGAACTCGCCCAAGATTTCCTTGACCTGGTAATCGCCCGTCACCGGCCGGTCAATGACCTGCCAGTCGCGCAGCGTGATCCAGCCCAACTTAGCGGAGTCCACCATGTACAGCCGGTCAGTCGGGCACAGCCAGTCGAACATGACCTCCACGTCCCCGAAGTCGGTCTGAATCGTGGTGATCGTGCTGCCGCCGCGCTTCTCGCTGCGCTGGGTGGTGATAGACCCTTCATAGAAGGAGCTGATCTTCCGGCGCAGCCAGGCGTTCATGATGATGGTGTCAGGCTTGCCGCCCGCGAGGTAGCAGGATACGAACAGGTCTTCGATGTTCTTGCGGGTGAGGGCTGCGCTGGACAGGTCGGTAACGTTGGTCGTCACGTACTGTTCAAAGCCGCCCATGCTGCGGGCCACACCACTTGCACCAGCATAGCGGCGCCCATAGTAGAAGGTATTCTGCAGCAGAATGGGCAGGGTGCCCGCCTTGAACTTCTCACCGATACCGTCCGAACCGCCCATCAACTTGGCCATGTGGTAGGCCATCGTGTTGGCGATACCGTACTTGTCCACAACCATTTCAGACCCAGTGACCTTCACGGCCTCGCTGATAATCTGCGTGTAGTTGTAGTCCTCGGTCAGTTCGGTCGTGTGGCCGGTGTCATAGTCGGCGCCTTCCACCCGGGCGATGGTCGTGCGGGTGATTGCTACGCCGCTGTCGTGGGCAGCGTCGGTCGAGCCTGCGTACCCCTTGGTGACGGTGAGGGTGTTGGAAGATACAGAACTCACATACATAAGTTCCGTACCTACCCGAACAACGTCCCCTTCCTTGAACAGCGAACCGTCCGTAACGTCGATGCCGGTTTCGCCAGCGTCAACAGCTTCGGCCAACGTCGTAGCGCGGCTGCTCATCGTGTCCTGCAGCCAGTAGTACTTGGTGCTGGGCCAGTGCTCGAAGCGGAAACGCCCCTGATTCGCCACGCCAAACTTCTTCAGCAGCGGCGCCTCAGTCCAGTCAATGCGGTTAATGACCTCGCCAATACTTACGGGTCTTGCGTATGCATTGCCGTAGGTGTCAAGCGTACCAGTAGTCATAGTGTGCTAGCTCCTACTCAAAGAAAGACTTGTAAAACGTAATTGCGTCTCCCTGGCGAAGTGCTTCACGCGCAGCTATGACTTTCCGTTCGTCTACTGTGTGGGCCGATCCTGAACCCAAGTCTACCCGGTTCGCCTCTTGCCGCTGCTGTTGCGCCGCCAGATTTGCAGGGCTATGCGTGCGGGCGTACTCAAGGGCCAGCCGCGTAGCCTGCTCGTAGTTTTCAGCCGCTTCGAAGATACTTGCCGGTGCGCCGGAGAGCTTAGACAGTTCCGCAATATCACGCTGGCGCTGCTGCTGTTCCTGAAGCGTCTGGAACTGCTGGTGATAGTTTTGGATCTGCTGCTGCGCCAGTTGTAGCTGGTACTGCGTTCGCTGCTCGGGCGACATTTGCGCCATTGCAGATTCGTGCTGGCGTTGTTCTTGTTCCGCCAGCTTCTGCTGCAACTGCGCCAGGCGCCTATCCTGTTGTGACTGATACTGCTTGAACTCGGGAATCTCATACAGGTTGACCGGCTTTTGTTCAGCCGATGCCTGGTTCCCGGGTTCGGTACTGGGCAACTGTTGAGGCGTAACGGGTGCGCTTGTCTGGCCACCAGGTTCGTTAGGTGTAGTTCCAAAGGCGCCCTGTCCGCTGTTCAATTCGTCTGCCATCTATCTCCCTCTCTCATGAACGTAACAAACTACATACGTTCAACTTAGAGAGGGGGATAGATCATGTCAACCCCCCGGCTATCGCCAGGATTTGTATTGTGCCCCGCCCGGAAGATAGGCCGACACGTCGAGGTTACGCCCAAAATTCTGCGGGCCTACCGGATCGCCCCGCATCGGGGGAGGTGCCAGCGGGTTGCTGTTGTAGTTGCCGCCGTAGGGGTCGTACACCATCCCGTTTCCCTGCGGGGGCATGACGTTGAGCCCGCCCGTCTGCATGGATGGCGAGGGGACATTGAGCCCGTCAATCTGCATCGGAATATCTGCCGGGGGACGCTGTTGGATGCCCGGCGCCTGCTGCCCCATCCACGGTTGGCGCCATGCAGATCCGCTGCTGGGTGCGGACACTTGCAGTCCGCCATTAAGCGCCGTGGGGTAGGGTCTACCTGTCGCCGGGTCGATGCCGCCCGGCGCCAGCACATTCGGGTTATTGCCCCGTCCTGCCCCTGAGGCGCCCGCTGCGCTTGCTGCACCCTGCGCTGGTGCGATAGGACTGTTGTCCCATGCCGAACGTGCTACAGGCAGTCCTGTAGCGTTGGCGGGCAAGGTGTAGCGTGCCGTTGTCTGTGCGGGTGGGCCAGCCTGCTGCTGTTCCTGCTTGCGCTCGATGGGCTTGCCGCCTGCATCTCCCGCCCGCTGCCGGTCGCCTGCTACCACGTTCCCGCCGCTGTCCAACTTGCGGCCGTATCTGTCAAAGGATACTTTACCGTCTGCGCTGACGTATGCTGCATTATTCGGATGCTGTGCCATTTGTTACCCCCACTTCGGCCAGTGCCACGACGAGATCCCCGGCTGGAACAACCTGCATCCCCCACCACGCCACTAGCTTCTGTGCCTCGGTGATGGCGATGGCCCAATGTCGGGCTTGTTCGCTGCGGTCAGTGGGCTTGTGTTCCTTCATCTTTTCCACAAGTGCGGTCAGTTCGTGCAAAATCTCTACTTCCATCTGTTACCTCCAACTTGTGCGAGAGGGCTTTAAGTTTTGCCCTGCATATAACCAATCGGGCATTTCGCCCACACGTTCGATTTGCCGCCACGGTCTGGACTGCGCCTGTACTTCCAGGTTGCGATCCATGTAGCGAGGATCTACCTGTTGGATAAATGGCCGCTGTACGTAGGTGTTGTCACCACCGCCACTGCCACCGTTCCAGCTTCCGCCGCCACCACCACCCCGGCCACCACCACCGGGGAACGCTCGGCCACCACCACCACGATAGGCGGAAGCTGGCCGCAATGCGCTGGTTTGTTCGCTCTTGGGCATGAGCCCATACCACCAATCCAGGAAGGGCTTCAGCTCCATCTGGTCCCGGACTGCGTAGCGGTCTTTACCCGTTGCAGTACGATACTGAAGAACTTTGTCCCAAATGTCTACCCCGAACTTGGTTTCCGCCTCTTGCCAGTCCGTCCCATAGTTGCGGGTGGTGCTGTTGCTGTTCGGGTCGAACAGTTTCGGCCGGCCATCTACCCATGCGTCAACCATCCATGCGCCCGGTTTGGCGTCGAGGTATGCGCTGCGCTGTTCCTGCTGGGCTTTGTCCGCTGTCCACTTGGGGGTACGGGCCCAATCCAAAACAGCGTCTTTCCCATAGCGCTGGGAGAGGTACGAATACCCTTCTGGCTGGAATGCCGCCAGGTTGTAAGCGTCCAGCTCCGGGTGTGCATCCTTGAATGCCTGCCGTGCTGCGCTACCCTTGGGCAAGTCTAGGTACTGGTCCCAAATGCCAGCACCTTCTTCGCCATAAGCAGCCACCACCCCGGCCCGTCTGTTCTGCCAGTCTACTGCGTTCTGCTTGTCGTAGCTCTCCCACGCTATCCGGTTCTTTTCCCGCTGTTCGATTTCGTTGGGAGTGTAGTTCTTATTCAGCCGGTCCTTCCACATCTTGGCCGCTTCTTCTTCGCTGTAGCCAAGTGCTACCAGACCGCTGATTGCGGATTCATCACGCTGGGCGTAGAAAGCATCTTTCTCCGCTTTGCTGGCATCATCCCCCGGCCGCTGCATGGCGAACGCAGACTTGAATACCTGGTCAGCCTGCGCTAGTTTGTTCTCGGCCGGGTTCATGCCGCCCGGGTAGGTAAACTTAGATTCGCTGCTGCTTGGCGGAAGCGGGTACTGGTCTCCCAGTGCCTTGGCGTGATCGTAGGCGGAAGATATGTTAGGCTGGAACTTGGCTTCTACCCCGTCCCGAATAGCCTTCATCTCTTTGTTCGTGATGTTCGGGTTGGCTGCGATTGCAGCGTCTACCGCTGCGTCAGCCTGCTTCTTCATCACGTCTTGGAGCATTTCCGCCGTGTCATAGGTTGCGCTGATCATCTGGCTTGCGCCCGGTGGTCTGCCACCCTCGGCGCCCGGAAGCAGCCCGGAAATTCCCCAGCCTACGGGGAGCTCGGGATTCTGGTCCAGTAGGTTGGTGCGGGCTTCTTTGCTGCCGCCCATGTTCTCGGGCCCATACCCAGCATTCCGGTACGCTTGGCTTGCAGCCTGGTACTGCTGTTCGCCTTCCGGGTAATACTGGTTGGTCATGCCCGACAACCAGCCGCCGAACTCACGGCCAAAGCGTTCTACGCCCGTCTGCTGGCCCATGCGTGCAGCGTCCATCTTCGCCGTGCCCAACTCGTCAGGCGGGATCAGCGTGTCAAGCGGGGCGCCATTCTGCTGATTCAACAGGTACTGGTTAGCGTACTGGGCCCGTTCCTGGGTAATGTCACCCATTGCCGTTGCGTTGCGGGTGACACGGCCTTGGAAGTACGGATCCAACTCGGTGCCCAAGTTAAGGAAAGGTACTTTGTTCCCGTTGATTTCGGCCGGTCCGGGGGCGCCCGTCACCCCAGCCGCCTGTAGTCCATAGGCTGCTGTGCGGGCCAGCGGGAAGTAATCGCCTATCTGCTGCGATTCCATGAACTGCTGTAACCTTGGTTTCTCGCCTTCCTTGACGGGGATGTTCTGGTCCATCCATGCGTACATGGGCGCCTGATACCACGGGAATGCTTTCTCGGCCAGATATTGCAGAGTGCTATTCAGTGCCTGCTGTGTGTCGTCGCCATCCACTTCTTCCGTGAAGCTGCTAGGCGCATACATGGCAAAGGGCAGCGTCCAGTTCAGCGGGTTCTGTAGACGGTCTGGCATCCATGGCGCATCGACTACCTGCTTCAGCGGATTAGGTACCGTCCCCTGTAAGCGGTCTGGCATGGGGATGGTCTGCCCGTCTACCACCTGTGTGCGCTGGTTCTCGCCTTCGATGGCGCCTTGGGTTTCAAGGTACAGGTCGAGCAGCGCCGGCTTGCTTGCAATGCGTTGTAGCCAGTTCCCGGCGCTACGGGTGAAATAGTAGTGGAAGGGCAGGACTAGGGCCAGCGCCGTGTCGAAGTTGCGCCGGTCGTTGAAGTCCATCATTACCCATTCGCCCATCTTGCGCCCGTGATTGCTGGCCGCTGCGTGCACGTTGTCCCAGTTGGGCAGCAGTTTTTTCGTTACCAGGTCCATGACTTGAATCTGCTGGGCCGGTGTAAGCGTGTTTGGCGCTCCCGCCAGTATGCTGGAAAGGTTCTGCTGCAAGTAGCTTTCAAGCTGGTCAATGCCTTTCATTTGGGCAAGCGCAACGTCGCCCATTTCGGGGCGCCCGGCCTTGCCCATACGGGCGTTACGTATGCCCGCTTTGATGGATTCGTAGGCGTCACCGTCTGGCGTGAAACTGAACGCATTCCCCGTTGGTTTCCACATGCCTTTACGCAGAGGCTTTGGTACCATCCAGTCGGGCCACGCACGCACGGCGCCAAGACCTCCCTGCATTTCTAGCAGGCTTCCCTGTCCGCCGCCCGTGATGCTCTTGATGGCGGATTGCAGCATGTCTACCTTGTTGGCCTCACCGCCAGCAAACAGCGCTTCCTGTCCGCCCATGATCTTCAGCGCTTCATCGGCGTAACGGTTCAGCATGGTGCTGATGCTCTTGCTGGTCCGCAGGTTCTGGTCCATGAACTCGACCAGCGTCTTTACTGCCGGGTCCATCTCCCCGAACAGACCACCCTGCTGCAGTATGTTCTGGATGCTTTCCCCTCGGTTGCGTGCGTCGAGCAGCATCATGGCCGCTTCGCCCACTTCTTTACCGATGGCCAGTTCCGGGTTCTGCAATTGCAGTTGCGCCATCTTGCCGATGGTGCGTTCAATTGCATTCCCGATGTTGGCCAGGTCAGGCTGGGGGTTCATTACATAGTTCCGCAGCACAGCGTCAGAGTCCGGGAACACGGTAGAAAACAATGCGCCCCGGATAGCGTCCACACCTTGGGTTGTCAGTTCCCCGCCCGGGCCCACAAGTGCCGCCCGTTCGTTGTCGGGGATCTTCCCCAGTATGCGCTGCACAAACTCTTTGCTGCTGGTCATCGACAACGCTTGACGGAGGTTGTCGGCGCTGCTGGTCACAAAGTTGGCCAGGTCACCGGAGGTAAGTTTCGCCGCCAGTGTCTTGGCTGTCTCCGCTGCGTTGTATGCCAGTGTGGTGCGCTGATTCGCCTCTTGTGCGAACTTCACACCGTCTACACTCTCGGGGATCCTACGCACCAGTACGGGCTGCTTCATGTTCTCGAGCTGGGCCGGGTCAATTCCCAGTTCCGCCGCCCGTTTCAATAGCGCTTCCCGGTACTTGGCGTAGCTTGCTTCATCGGCCAGGCGCATAGACATTGTGCGCCCGTTGCCAGACAGCACCACGTTCCCCCCGTTGACAATCGGGGAGCCACGGTCAAGGGCATTTGTATCAGACAACAGTTCAGCCGGGTCAAGCCGCTGGGCCATCGTCTGCACCTGTTCCATTGCCGCCGCACCGCTGCGATCACGGGGCTGCAACTCGCCCGGGTAAGACTTGTTAACGGCGCCGCCCACGTCGTTGGATGCTACAAGATCCTCAAGTTCTACAACGTCGTATTCAGCCTGATACTTGCGGGCCGGGTCGCTCCATATCTCCACGGTGCGGCCGGTCGGCGCCGCTGCCGGTGCTGCTTCCGCCGCCTGTGTTGCTGTAGTGGCAACATCCGTACCCTTGGCTGCTGCCCGCCCGTCGTAGTAAGCCTTTACCTTGGTTAGTTCCTCGGGCGTCAGCTGGTCCAGCGTGCGAGGTGCAGCCTTTAGCCCGATTTCATCCTTATGCTTGGCGATGCTGTTCAGCAGCCAGCGGTCTGTGGTTTCGGTGCCGATGTTGGCGCCGCTTGCCGCCTTCCGCACGTCCACGACGGTGGTAGCAGCAGCGGGGGCTGCTTCTGGTACTACCTGCGATACTACGGGCGCCGCCTGCTGGATTCCGTTAACCCCAGGGGTTAACGTTTCCGCTGCCTGGGCCGCTTCATCCCCGAAGTCTAGTTCCCAACCTGGGAAGTCGTTGGCCTTGGGCGCGTCCACGGTGTAGCCCGCCTGGTTCATCAGGTCAGCAGCCTGCTGGGGGTTCTGGCGCATACGCTGGGCCAGTTCGTCCGGGTCCGTCAGCGGTGCAATGTCGTCCAGCACATCGTCTACAACGTCCTCAAGATTGCCTTTAACCAGCGTGTTGTAGTCGTCAATCACCTGACGGGGTACGTATACCCCAGCGCCGCCCGATGGCGCCCGGGCCGCTTGCGTGCCACTGACCAGCCGGGGGTTCTTGGGCCCGTTGAGCATATCGGCCGTAGCACCTGGCGCCTTGGCTGCGTCGTGACTGCCTTCTTCCAGGAGCTGCGCCAGTTGCCCGTTTCCGTCCTTGACGATCCACGTCCCCGGCTTCCCGTCCAGCGGGCCTACCAGGGAAAAGTCGCCTGCGAAGTCGTCAGACCAACGCAACTTGGTGGGAACCTGGTCAGCCAGCCAGTTCCAGACGATCCCACGCTTGGCTGCTGCAAACGCTTCTACGCTGTCCTGAGCTAGTTCCTGCCACATATGGTTACGGTAGGCGTAGAACGCTTCCCAGTCGTTGCTGCCCTTGGCTTCTTCAGCAGCCCGGCGTACCATCCCCGCAACCTGGGCGCCCATGCTGTCCGCCTGGCGCATGACGCTGTTGATAATGTCCAGGCTGTCCGTTGTCGGGAATCGGCGGAGTACGTCGAACAGTTCTGTTGACGCATGATCCACCATTGCCCGGTTAGCATCCCGCACGGTAGCAAGTGCCCCGTCCCAGCTCCCGCCCGGGTCTAGTTGGCGTGCTTTTTCGATAACGGAAGCATCGTATTTCCAGTAGCGATCCAGCACGTCATTCCAGGATTTGCTGGCCGGGAACGGCTGGCCACTGGTCGCAGCGAGTAGCGTCTGCCGCCCCTCGTCAATCACACCTTGGAATTGTGCGCTGTAGTTCTGCCATGCTTCTGCGGTCTTGGCGTATGCACCCTGCCATGCGAGGGAACGGGCCGCTTTGTCGCCGCCTGCTGCGTTCGCTGCTTTGATGGCCTCGGCGTTGACGCTATCCACAACCTGCCGGGCCTGGTTCTTGAGGTCATAGACCCGCTGCCACACGTCTAGCGCATAGTCCATTGCCTTGGGGTCGCCTGCTTGCGCCAGGTCGCCAAGGAAAGACTTATACCCGTCGTCCTCCATTTTGAGGATGTTGCGCGCGAGGTCCATCGCGGAGGCGCCGGCCTCTTTGCTGGCCATGCCACCCTTGCGGGCAAGCTGGGTTAAGTTCTGCGCCATCATCGCCAGGTCGTCTAGCTGCCCCTCCTTGGTAAATTCGGGGCGCCACGTCGGGGGACCACCTTCTACCGCTTTTTCTGCATACTGCCGGGCCTGACCAAGTATGTCCGTCACCTTGGCCATTGCCTGGTCCGCCATCTCGGGGCCGTGCGTCTGGATAATATCATTAATGGCGCCACGTAGTTCCAGAGGAATCAATTCATCTGGAATCTTCAACATCGTGGTGTCTTTGATGGTTGCGCCCGTGATGGCCGTGCGGACTGCCTTCGCTACGTCGTCCTTGCTGCCGGTCTTACCGGCTTCAATGGCGACGTTGGCGAGGGTCTTGGCGAACTCTGGTTCCAGCCCCATCGCTTCAATGGCGGGAATGAACTGCTGGGATACGGCATCCTTCCAGAAGTTATCAAAGCTGCGGAGGTAGGTCGTGCCATAGATTTTGTCATAGAACGCCTGTTCACCGATAGGAATCGTTCCACCTAAAGCGGTGGTAGATCCTTGCCATACTTCGCCGGTCTTGCGGGACAACTTGGCTACCGGGTTGTCTTTCCCCAGCCCAAAGTATTGCGTCCAGTGTTTGGCCTGGGTCGCTGCTGCTGCTTCGCTGAATACTTCGTCACTCTGAAAGCGCATATCAGCCGCAATCCCGCCCGCCTTCTTGGTCACGTCGGCCACAATGTTGGCGAGGGGGCGCAGGGAGTAGGCATCATCCCCTAGAGCGTTAGCGGTCTGGCTTGCAGCCTGGCGTATCCAGTTGCGTGGGGCGAGGTTCAGGTAGCCATCCACCAGGATCGCACGCATGAACCGGGAGGGGAAGGAAATGGCCTTCAGTGCCGGGTTCATCTCGTCTTTGACAGCGTAGGCGGTGCGGGCCGTGTCCTCGATGACCTTGGCAAACTCCGGGATGAACTTGGCCACATCTAAGGCGCCATCCCCCTGTAGGGTTTTCATCCCTCCGATTGCTTGTTCTGCGGCCTTGAGAATCGGGTACGCTTTCGCTACCTCTTGGTTGCCGAGTACGCCCGTGCCAACCTGGAAGTTGCGGATCAGGTTTTGCCCGCCCGTCGCCAGCCAGTCCGTCATGGCGGACTGCATACCTACCTTGTCCTTAATGCCTGTCGCCAGTAGCATGGCCGTTTCCGTCAGGGCCCGGGTGTCGAGGTAAGCCCGGGTTTCGGCGGTGCGGGCTATCGGGTTCATGGCGCCTTCCCAAAAGCCACGAATATCCTGGCCGGCCATGATCTTCTCGACGACGGGCGCCGAGTCTTTAACCACGTCGTCAATCGTCTTAATGGCTACTTCCGGGTCCAGGTTGTAGGCTTTGACTGCCTTCGCTGCCTTGGCCAGCTTGGGCGTCAGTCCCAGCAGTTCCGTGGCGCCGCTGGTCACCCAGTCCACCGGGTCCAGGGCCACGCCGAACACAATTTCGGCCCAAGGGTTCTGCTTGGATTCGATAATCTGGCGCTCATCCAGGTTGTTCAGTCGTTCCACTTCCTGGCCCCAGCGTGCTGCAGCCACCGCATCCCCGGAGGTTTGCGCCTGCACCATCTTCTGCTGGGCTTCCTGTACCTTCTGCGGCCGGTTGGCGATTTCGTCAAAGACCTGGGGCGCATTGTTGGACTGGGCGTTAGCGGTCCACACACGCCATGCTGTTTCCCGCTGGTCGGCCGGCAAGTTGTTAATGTCGGCCCGAAACTGGTAATTCTGGCGTGCCTGGTCCAGTGCCTTCTGCTGGTTCGCTGCCCCGTCCCACATGTTCCGGTTGGGATTGAACGGGTTAAAGGTCTGGTTTAGCGTCTGGCCGACATACGAACCCAGTTCAGCGATGGACACCTTGGCGTTCGGGTCGGTTGTCCCCAGGATCTTGCGGTCGTTGGCGTCAGTCGGAAGAAATGGCGTTGTGGTCAGTGCCCGGCCGGGTGCGTCAAAGAACTGATAGCTGAAGTCCAGCACGTTGTCATAGCCCGGGAACAGTTCCGGGTTCGCATCGGTGCGGTCCTGCTGAGATTGCCAGTCGGCGTACTTGGCCGCTGGGCTGTCACCCAGTCCCACCCAGTCCAGTGGGGCGCCGCCCAACTGGGGCAAGCCGGGAAGCATGGAAGAACGCTGCACGGGTACGTTCAATTCTTCCCGGATGGTGCCACCCTTCCAGGGAATATTGCCGATGCGGGTACGGTCGTCCTGTGGCCCCTGCGGTTCACGGATGCGCTGCCGCTGCTGCGGTTCTTGCCGCTTGCGTCCCGTGGGGCTGCTGTCGTAGTTCTCCCACTTTGGCCCGGTTTCCCGGCCGCTGGAACCAGAGACAAGCGGCTTTAGAATGCTGCTGGATGCACGATCAGCAGCCCGCTGCTCGTTCGCTATGCGTGCGTCGGCCTTGGCCTTCTGTTCCTTCTGGCCGTAGTCGCCGTTATCCTTCTGCTGCTTGGCCAGCCATTGCTTAATGCTATTCGGGTTGTTCCAGTTGGGCACGGCCTTATTCCCTTCTTACTACCACCCTGAGCGAATCCAACGTGCGTTCGGCGCCTGCGCCCGGCCGAACGCCTGCATTTTTGCAATCGCCTGCTGATTGGCCATCTGTTCCCGGCCAAGGGTCAAGTCCTGGCCCATCTGTGCATACATGCGTGCGTTGTTCTGCTGCTGCGTGAGTGCCGCTAGTGCCAGCTCCGCCTGCTGCTGTGAGAGCTGACCAGTCTTATACATCTGGTCAATCTGGTTCTGCTGCTGGGCGATTCCCACCTGTTCCCGCTGGTACCAGTCCCGGGAAGTCAGCTCGTTGGCCGCTTGCGCCAGTTGTCCCTGCTGATAGATGCGTTGGGATTCGTTCGCATACTGTTCGTTCGTGAGCTGGCCCCGCTTGAACATCTCGTCAATCCGGTTCTGTTCCGCACCCAGCTGGTATTGGTTGCCAACGTTCTGGCGCTGCGTGTCGGCCTGGAACTGTGCGATCTGGTTCTGCACATTCCCGAGGTGTAGCGCATTCGCCGCCTCCTGGCGCTGCGTGTCGGCGTTAAACTGGCTGATAGCGTTCTGAGCATTGCCAAGGTGCAGCTGATTACCGGCCTGAATGCGGGCCGTTTCGTTGGCGTACTGCTCATTAGAGAGCTGACCGCTTTTATACATCTGGTCAATACGGTTTTGCTCCTGCGCCACGCCAACCTGCTGACGCTGATACCAGTCCTGCGCCTGCTGCTGTGCCTGCGATATTCCCAGCTGTCCCCGGGCCATCTCGCTATCAAGCCCAAATTGCTGCTGCCAGTTGCCTTGTTGCTGCTGGGCTACCCACTGGGCCATTGCCTGCTGCTGTTGGGCCAGCCCCATAGAAAACTGGTCACTTTGCTGCTGCCAACCGAATTGCTGATTCCAACGGCGCTGCGCCTCGTTGAAGTCCTGGCCATACTGATATGAGTTCTGCTGCAGCTGGCTGAAAGGCAGGCTAATGGCCGTGTAGTTCTGCGCTGCCTGGCCCATAGCAGGATCCGCCCACTGTTGGGACGTGAGCCCACGAATCCACGGGGGAACCTGCCATTCAAAGCCCTGATTGGCGCCAGTAGTGGCGGGAGTGCCGGGCTGCTGCGTCGGCGTAGTCGTCGGCGCCGGGTAGGTGGGCATAGTGTCCAGCGGATACTGGCCAGTCTGCGATGACGGGCCGCTTGGCATACCGTTCCAGTTGGCCCACCAGTCCCCGGTGGTGCCGGGCGTAGGCGGGCCGGTTACCGCACCCTGCTGGTACTGGGCCGGCCGGCTGGTAGGCTGTACCGGGTTCGTGCCAAACGTCGGAAAGGGCTGCTGCGAATCGGGCCGCTGGGCGTTAGCGTTCGGGTTAGCGTAATACGTGGGGGCGCCCGTCTGCTGCGAACCAAAACCCGTACCACTTTGCTGGCCCTGGTATGGGCTGGTGTTGCTGCGTGTCGTCGATGCAGCAGATTGTAGCGTCTGCGGCCGGTACTGCTGCGCTGTTGGGTACTGATATGCGCTATATGCCATTACTGCAATCCTCCTAGTAACCCGTTCAATTCCTCACCTGGCGGGAGAGGTTGCCCCATAAGTTGGGCAAACATGGCCGGGTCCATGCCCGGTGGAAGCCCCATAAGTTCAGGTGTCATCTGGCCAGACAGTTCTGGCGGAAGCACCCCAGCGTCAAGGTTCATAGATGGCGGCTGGATCGGCCCTGGTCCCCCTGGTCCTATAGACGGTGGTCCCATGGCCTGCGGCCCGTTGCCGAACGGCGGCATCGGTCCCGGTGGGCCACCCGGGGGCATACCGGGCGGCATACCGGGCGGCATACCCGGAGGTCCGCCCATTCCTGGCGGCATCATGCCCGGAGGCATCGGCGGCATTCCTGGCGGCGCCGGGGGTGGGGGATTCAGCGCCTGCTGCTCCGCCATTGCCACCTGTTCCAAGGATGTGCCCGCTATCTTAATCTCCCAGTCATCTGGGAAGTATTCGCGCAGTGCATCCAAGATAACCTTGGGCGTCAGTTCTTCAGATTGTAACGCCTGTTCGATGGCCACCCGCACCGCTTCATCTTCAGGCAGGGAAATGTCCAAGAACTTGTCGCGCACCGTGCGCTTAGAGATAATGCCCGCTTCCATCATGCGAATGGCGAGGGTTTGGCGCTGTACAATGTCTGCTGGAATGGCGGGCGTGATGGTTACCCTATTCTCGTAGTAGCCTTCTATGTCGTCCTTGGTCAAGGTGACGCTGTAGAAGTTACCGGCCCGTTCGTTCTTGCCCCAAACGGTTACCCCGTCATCTTCCCCAAATTCCTCCACCATCGCCAGCACCAGCTGATTTGTGTACTCTAGGGTGCGTTCCAGATTGAAACGCACCTGATTTACACGGCCTTTGGCTGCATCGCTCAACAGAGAGACACCATAGCCTGCTTGTAACTCGCCGGGCGCCTGGCCGTAAAGGACACCCGGGAAACTGGATTGCTGAATGTTGCCATCGACCATGCCGATCACAGCCTGGGCTAGTGGGACGTTGGGCGCCGGGGCAATCTGGTCAATCTTGGTCCCCGGAGGTGGTCTAAGAATCTGGCCCGGCTTGATCTCGAAGTCCTCAATCTCCCGCCCTTCTTCGTTCGTGGCAATGAGCATGGGCCAGAAGTAATACTGGACGCCCGTCGCCATCTGCGAGACAAGTCGGCAGTTATAGAAGAACAGGTCGCGCATCGGGTGAAGCACGCTCATACCCTTGAACGTTTCGCCCGTGATGGGCGCCGAATCCCCAAAGCCTTCGATAATGGGAATCATGGGGTAATCGGTTTCTACCGGCTTCTTGGTGAAATCGTCGTCCACCAACACCGCGTTCCAGATTTCGCCCTCGTCGCCGGCCCACCAGAAATCAATCACGTCAATTTCGGTTGCTTTGTCGTTCCGCAGCTTGTCCTTGATGCTATCCCGCCGCTTTATGTTGGGATAACGCTGGATAACTTGGGATATCTTTTGGGTATACTTGTGAAAAGCGTAGTTGGTCCACAATGGACCTTCACTCACGCCCACATTCAGCGGGTCGAGGGTGCGGATCAGGATGGGAAACTTCTTGTCGCGCATCTTCTCAGGCAATTCGTCGCGAATCCACTTCACTTCCAACGCATGGCGCCCACGGACAAGGGACTGCCACACCAGATCCGATATTGTGCTGCGCCGGGTCTGGTAATCTACGGTGGTCCACATGGCTTTAAGCCAGCGTTCCCGTAGATTCGCCTCGTCGTCCTTTTCCTCGCTGGGATGGCAGGGAGGTACTTCGATTTTGGGCTCGTTGGCGAACAAACGCATGGCCAGATTGACCGTGTTGTAGGCTGTCGGGAGGGTAACTTGCTCCCGCCCTTCCTTCAGGGCCTGCTGCCAGGTCTGCGGCCACACGTTCATACTCCACATGCGTTCCCACTGGTCAGCGAGTGCGACGTAACCCTTGCGGTCGTCCTCGGTGTTGGAAACTCGTTCTTTAATCTCGTCAACTGTAAGCTTCATGCCACCACATCCGTGCTACAATAGAGCTATGGAATCACTTGCGAACTACACGGGCCCGGTTGTCTGTCTTGACGGTAATCCCCCATTGGTAGGGAGCAGATACATACGCAGGTATCAGGTGTTTTGTAATGTGTGTTCGCAACGTCCGCTTTCATTTAACCCGTCCGAATACTGCCCGCCACTTCCCCAGGTATATTTAACCGTCGCAGAGATTTTCTATTCTCGCCCTCTTGGTCTTGGAGTAGACATTTTCCTGGGGCGCTGTCCCGAATGTGGTACTGTCTACCAAACTTGGGAAACCTACCCCATTACTCTTGAACCCGGTATTGATTCCTAACTTCATCGCATTCCCCACCCTGCAATCGGCTTAGAGATCCGCCGCTTTTTCCGTAGTTCAACGGGCCCATAGTGGTGGACCAGGTAATATCCAAGAGCCTTGATCCCATCGTTCGCTTTGTCAACCGGTTTCACCGCTTCGGACTGGTTCGCCGCCCTATCCGGCCACTTCCACAGGTCAAACTCGCCAAGAAAGTGCGCCGCTTTGCCATCGGGCAGGGCTTCCGGGTTTGGTAGCAGGGTACTGAAGTAGACCAACGGTTCGCCCAGTGTGTTGCCCTTGCCCAAACGGAAGCGGACGGTGTTGATGGTTTCCTCCAAGGGAATCCACTTGGCGGCAAACTCCACCTTGGCCAGGTCCTGCCATATCTCAGTTTGGCTCTTGTTGGCGTGCCGCTGGGTGCCGGCAATGTCAATCACGTTGCCATCCTTGCGGTCTACGTACTTCCAGTACGGCCGGGCCATAACCAGGGGAATTATGTCCTGCGCTACCATGTTGTGTTTGTAGACCGCATCCAGAACATGAGTAAAGACCCCCACCTTCTGGCAGAACAACACGGCGTAGGTATGCTGGCCTGGGTCAATTGCAAGGTGTACGGGGAGGATGTTCCCCTTATCGTCCTTCGCCAACTCCAACTCCCGAACGTGCAGGGCAGTTTCAAACTCCGGGATGACGAGCCCATACGCTTTGTGCGCCTCCGCTGCGAATCTCTTTTGGAACCAATCTTCCGGCATGGTGTTACGTAGCATCTGGATCTCGGGGTCATGCAAGCCGCCCGGATAGATGGCCGTATTGCTCCAAGTAGGCAGGGAGAAAGAACGTCCCCCGTCAGCATTCGCCCCCTTCCACTTGCGCAGCATGGACGGATACCAGGGCAAGGAATTTTCCAGCGTCCCGGAGAGAATCACCCAGCCCCGGGTTTCGCTCACCCTACCCCGCAGCTTGAACCACGTCTCCTGCGTTTGCTGCGCTGCTTCGACCATCAAGACACCGTGCACAGAGAAAGACGCCAACTTGGAAACGTCGCTGCTGGTCTTAGTCTCGATGGTGGCGCCATAGGTAGTGTGCAGCACCCAAGGCACGGTTTTGGCCTCGGGCATAGATGCAGACGCCACCAGACACAGCTTGTTCAATGCGCTGTGAATGTAGGTAAACTCCGCCCGGGCCTGGGAGTAGTCCGGGCCCACCACCCAGTAGGTACGTTCTTCCCCGTCCTCTGTTGGGCCCATGCGAGTAAGTGCCGCCGCCACTGACGTAAAAGACTTGCCCGCACGTTCACCGCCGCAGATCAGCAGGAAGCGCAGACCATCCAGCCAGGGCCGCAATATGTCCGCCTGCGCCACGTTCGGCACATAGCCAAGTGCCGCCCACACCAATCGTATCCACTTCTCAATCGACATCTGCGCTAGTTCCGCATTGCTCGAATCCTTCAAACTCAACGACAGTAAATCGCACGTCAGCGGGCCGGTACTCCCCCATATCGTGTATGGCCAACTCGCGCACCTTGGCCTTTGCTTCATCAAGACTGTTCGCCCGTATATATCCATCGCTGTACACGGACATTAAGTCGCCAACGAGCTCACGTATAATTAGGTATCGAAAGACCTTACTCGACATAATTAGATGGACCCTCCCGGTCCCCCACCCGTGCCCACGCGAAATAATTAGGGGTTGACATCAGGTTGCTTACCCTGTAGCCTCACAATCAAACTAGTTTGATTGTGAGGCTACAGGGAAGCTACTCACCGTCACCACCCCACACATCCCACAGCGCCCACAGCGTAATTATTCCCAGTGCCACCGTGCACCACTCGACATAAGTAAGATACATCGCCCTGCTACCTTAGACCCCCCGTTGTGGAGGGGAAAAAGTTATTGGGGGTAGGTGTTTTGTGATGTGATGTTATGTGTTGTTGTAGGGTGTCTTGTCTTGTCTTCTGCTGTGCTGCTCTCTGCTGCGCTGTGCTACCACCCATCCATACAATACACATACCAGGCCATCTCACATCACGCTACAATTTCGCCAGGTCCCTGCCCCGCTACCACGCCACGCCAGCCGACATAAGCTCCGCGTTACGTCCACACAATAGCGCAATTAAATGATTGTTTTATTACCCTGTTGTTCTTCAGCCTGCTTATCGACAGCCGGCAGCA